ATCGATAGAGCTTTCTGAGTCTCCTTATGTTGAGAAGAGTGCTCAAGTATATTTGACTGGTAGCACGAATACTGAAGGCGTGTATACTGAGGAGGATAATATCTATTTTGCCTCGGGTGGGAGTGATAGGGTCTTCCAAGTAACAACTGATCAGAATTTCAAAGCCTCTATTCTTTTTGGAGATGATAGTATTGGCAGATCTCCTGCAATAGGTGACAATTACGTTGTTACTTACCGTGTAGGTGGTGGTAGTAGGGGTAATATTGCAGAGGGTGCTATCAACGCTCAAATAGCTGGTAACTCCTCCACGAGTGCTGCTAGTGAGACTGTGACGCTTACAGTGGAAAATACCAGCCTGGGAACCGGAGGTAGAGAGGCTGAGTCAGTAGCCCAAGCAAAAAGATATGCCCCTTTATACTTCAGGACTCAAGATAGGCTTGTAACGTTAGAGGATTTCAAGGCTTTTGCAAATAGATTTGCGTCTAATTATGGTTCGACTGGTAAGGCTACTGCCGTCGTTCGTAGGGCTTTCTCTTCTGCTAATATTGTTGATCTCTTTGTTTTAGAGAGAGCCTCGGATACGCAGCTTAGGAAGGCCACTCAAGAGTACAAACGTCAGCTTCTGGAATCTCTAGAGTCCAAGAAGATGCTAACAGATGAGGTTGTAGTAGTTGATGGTTTAATTAGAACGTTGGACCTTGTGGTTACTCTGAACGTTGATGAGAAATTTAGAAGAAGTGAGAGCATACTTATACAGTCCGCTAGAAACTCCATCTTAAACTACATGGGCTTTGATAATGTAGAGTTTGGGGAGTCCTTTATACCTCAGGATCTAATAAGAGTTTTATTAGCTGATGAAACAAACATTAGATACGCAGAGGTTAGTAACGTTGAATCTCCTATTAAAGTAGGCTTCAATGAAATTGTCCAGCTAAATAACCTAGCTATAAGAGTAGAGTACATTTAATGTCGGGTAAGACTTATTTAAGGAATCAAAACTTCTTTCAAAGAAACTACTCAGAGGCTCTAAAGTTCATCCTCCCAGGTTACCTGTATGAGGATGATGTTTCAGGGACACCTAAGTCTGATGATTTAGTGGATACCATTATCAATAGCCATATTGATATTGCTGCTAATTTCACTTCATTAATAAATGTTAGCGCAGTTGCAAATACTTCCTTTAGTAGTATTAACACCACTCAAGGGATAGCTCCATACTTTGTAAAGCAAAATAACTTAACTAATATCACAACTCAAAACTTTGAAGATAATATTTTATCTTATTTTGACGTAAAATTTAAAGACTTTAAAGATCAGGAAGCTTTTTCAAATTACGTAGATGACACTTTACTCTCCTCAATAGTACTTAACACTCCTGATAAAACTAGGTTCGCAGCGTTAGGTGACACCTCAGCGATCCATAACTATTTAATTTCTAATTTGTCTTGGATGTATTTCCTTAATACATCAGGGCAGTCATTCAGCCCCTCATCCTATGTTAAGGAGTTACTAGTAAGCAGTCTTTATGTGGGCAACCCCGTCAAGCTGAAGGATGGGATTAACGGGATAACTGAGCATGTTTGGAGGAATGCTTCATCAGCTTACTACCCATCTGCCTTGTTTACATCTGGGACTCGCTCAGATCTGAGCGGCACACAGCAACTAGACAAGCTTAAAACCTGGAATGAGGTCATCTACTCGCCTCTATACGCAGACTCTTCTGACTTTAGGGTTAGAGATAAGTTTGATACCTATATCGAGAGCAACCTTAAGAGCGCCATTAAAATCGAGGATGGACCTTTTGCTAGATTGATTAGGGCGTTATCGTTTTTTGCTTTTGATATTAATAACGATACTGAGGAAATCTCCACTCTCTACGATCTTGATGATTGTCCTGATGAGTACTTACCTTTAGTCGCACAGCTTATAGGATGGGACCTGTTTGGCAATAACCCTGAAAGGTGGAGATTGCAACTAAGGAATGCAGTATCTATTTATAAGGCGGTGGGGACTAAGAAAGCTATTCAAAGCACAGTAAACACCATCTTCCCTAAAAACAGTTTTCCAATTGAGGGTAGATTATCTGAGCTTTGGGAGTCTTATGTCCCCTACTTGATTTACTACTCATTGGCTACCGAGTCTCCGTTCTTTAAAGACTTCAGTACTTGGACCCCTGCTTTAGCTGCTAGTATGGACGTTGAGAAGTACTGTACGTCCAGTATGGATGATAATATCAGGCTCTCAGTTGATAAGATACTGCTGGACACAATTGTGCAGTTCCCTGATAAATTCCCACTTAGCACATGGTTGGCTGAATTTAAAGGTGTATTTAATTATAGGGGTAGAGATTATACTATCCCACCATTTGAAGAATACCCATACTATGTCAACACTGAGTTAGACGCTGATATGGTCGCATTCCTAACCGACCGTTTAGCTTGTTTTGGTGTTGGGAATGATTTCGCTTTAGATGTTAGTTCCTACATAACTACAAACACACTCGATAAAGATGATGAGCCTAGGCTAGGGTCTTGGTTAATTTTCACATCAGGTTATAATGCTCCGCCAAACCTCGACAACCTTATCAGAAACCTTAACGATAAGAAGTTTGAGTACGCATCCCTATGGTCGGGTAAGTCATCTCACTTTAAGCTAGTATTAGATTCATCAGAATTTGATTTTAATAAGGCTAACTTGGATACAACGGATAGTGGAGATGCTTTAAAATTTGTTTCACAGGCCGTTGGTAAATTTGCACCAGCGCACTCAATCCCTTTGATTACATTAGAGGTATCTGCGGCTCCTGATTACCTTAGTTTCGAAGCTAGCTCACTACCTCACGTTTACTTAGATAGTTCGGAGCTTGAAGTTGCGGCTGGATCTAATAATTTCGCTTCTGGTATTTTCCTTGACACCTATAAGAGGGGTATTAATACTGACGGGAATGTCATTGGAAGATCAGCCACACAATCGCTTGTGTCTCCTGAGTTGGTTGACGTAGTTAGTATAGGGTCTGTTCCTCGAAATACTTCAAGAAGAAGGTCATACGAGAAGGTAATGCCCTTTGCTGGGTATCATGATAGGACTGGGTTTAATATGCCAGTCTCGTTTGGGATGAACGCTTCTGGCCTCAGCGGGATTACTTTAGGGTTAAATCCAAGCTCTCAAACATTTACCCCAGTCAGCAGTGTCATTAACTTACCCCCAATATGGGCTCAGTGTGAAAACCTTAACTCTAACAATACCTACTATGAGTATGATGTGAGCAATACTCAGAACGTTAGAGGTAAAGTTGGGGTAATGCAGCAAAATAGCGACAGAACTACTGATCGTGGTCAACTTCCCGGTATTTATGCTGCTATGCATAGGATAGCGGAGAGGCAGAAGAGTTTAAAATCTTTTATCGATAATAGCGGATCATTATCTGGCCTACAGTCATACTTGGATGAGTTAAATGAAACTCTTAGTGATCCTACTAACCCGTCAGGTTTAATTGATCCTGAAATTTTATCATTCTTACTCTCAGAGACTGAGAGAGTTCAAGCACTAATAGATGGTGATTTCAGATCATATACCGCGAGCGCAACTAATGATGCCAGTGCTGGGTATACATTCCCAGCCTCAGTCGATGACTACTACTACTTCGAGTTTGGTAGAGATCTTCACCGACTATATAAAATCTACGTGGACAACTTTAAGTGGCACAGGTTGAGCGAGGATATTCAAAATAAAGATGGTGCGAACATATTCTCTCACACGTTCGGGCCACTTCTCTACAACCACGATTTCGAGGATCTTGGTAGTGCAAAAACTTTAATTGCTACTTCCTTTTCCGCGACACCTTCTATTACCGTAACCAGCGAGCCTTTTACGGGCACTACTTCATTTGCAGCCTCTAGCGATTCAGATATGTATGTAGGGGCTGTTGAGAGGGTTTCCTCTGGCGTTCTAGAGGCCGTAGAGTTGGTTCTAACCTCGGGAATTGATGACGGTGCATCATTCTCTATTGTCAGGATTCCAGGGTCTCAGAGGAACTCCTACGATGATCCCTTCTTGTTTGATAATACATTTGCACTAATGAGATCTGGTGACGGCGCGGCAACCAGATTACGTTTTGACATTTCAAAATATGCCGCTGACTCTACTTACCCGGTGGCGACCAACTTCTTATCACCCGAACACGACTTTAAAGTTAACTTAAATAGTTTAATCGGTAGGGATTCGGGCACTACTACCGGCGGTAAGAGCGTGGGTATCTGGATTCATACCAAGCCTGAGAGTGGTCAGATGTGGAGTTTCACACCCGATGGCAAGTGGGTCCAACATAATCAATTAATATCCAGAAAGGAATTACTAGAGACTTACTCTCACATTAAGAGGTTAGAGTTAAAATCAAACACAGCTTCTCAACCCACAACCTCAACTAATTACGCTTGCCTAACTCAAGTATCTTCAACCCCGACTTCGCCTATTTTTGGACTAGCCGCCAGCAGTTTTGAAGACTTCCAGGTCTCCTTCAATACTCGCAACCGAGACATTAGGCTTCCTGGCGACTACCAGAAAACTTACAACCAATTGCATAGGTTAAATCAAAATTATGTGATTGAGGTCTTTATGACTCCAGGCGCTCAAGCTAATGAGTTTATGCTGGTTGATACTGTTAAGGTCCAAGATCTCACTATGAAGAAGCTTTCAGAAATCTTTGCAGCCGGAACTCTCAGTGATCCGTTGTGTAAACTTGAGGATCTAGCGAAGGGTTGCTTAGAGTATCGCGTGGAGCTTACCAATCAAGACATATTCGACATATTTAAGCATTTCAATAATCTCGCAGGCAAGAATGCTGCAACCGCTTATGCTAGCAGGGACAAGCTTAAGACTGCGACTATAATGGAGTCTGAAGGTGGATCTAGGATTGATTATCGATTGCCTAATGCACTGATAACAGCGTCGCGCTCCGCTGAAAATAACCGCAGCGCCATGACGATTATTCCAGTATAATGTTTGTTCAAGGATTCGGAGAAGTTTTAACTGATATTTTGACGGTAAACCCGGCTTTGGCTGATTTACCGTCAGTTAGCTCTATTCTTGATACATCCAACTACACATTCCAAGCTGTTACTTTTGGGAAAGATGCGGGAGGGTTTGTCCAGCACGCACATGCGGTCTCTTCAACTCAATACGTAGACGGTGAATCTGTATCAGGTGCTAGCTCTTACGATTCGGGATTTTTGAATATCATAAACTACGGTTCTGACGTTGCAAGTGGAGCCTCCTCTTATGTTGTGTCTGCTACTTATGGTCAGTTTATTTCCACTTATAACTCGGTGCCTAATGACCCGTCGCCTTTGGATACTAGGTTAGAGCGAGGATCCACTTTATCCACGAACTTGTCGGATTATCAGTATGCGAGTGCGTTGCCTGATTCTGGGCATTATGCCAACGCTATCCTGGATTCCCAACTAAGTGCTATTTGGAATAAGGTAGGTGCTTATGCTCCTTCAGGAGGAGCTATCTACAAACTTCACGATAAAGATGAAAACCTAGTTTACTCAAGCATAGTGTCCGGGGTGTTTAATAAGGACGCGATAATTGATAAAGATGGATTCATACGTGTTAGCCCATCATCGGTTTCCCAGCTACAAGGACTTTCTTTACTTTCGAATAGTAACCACGAGTTAGGGTCATTAGTCCTGTCAAGCGCATCCTTAGGGATAGGCCCACCTTCAGGCACTTTGGCAATTTCCAATAGGGCTGCTTCAGGGGATGCGGTCACGTTAGTTTCTTTCGGAAGTGTCAAACACGTAGGGGTTTACTGCTTAGATTTAAAGAGCATGTTAAGTTCAGGGTTAATACCTCCCTTCGATTATGATGCTCTAAATAATAACAGGAAGTATAAACTAGTCGCTAAGGCCACTATTTTAGATAATCCTTTATTCCATAGAGATTTGGTGCTTCCTGGGCTAGCAAACTGGTTAGGAACTCAAGATACTATAATAGCTTTAACGTTAGATTTCAAATGATTAAATCACTGACAAGTCAGATGGGTGTGAAAGGCCACTTAACAGTCCATAAGGTAGTTGATGGTCAGGAGGAGCTTGTATACGACGAGGACAACGTCATCGTCTCAGGCTTTGGGTGGGCTTTATCTCACCTTTACGGCAAGGTAGGATCTGATACCATTACTGATTATCAGATCGATAGATTTAAGCTTGGGGTTAGCGGTGGATCAGAATTACAGGTAAGCACTACGAACAATCTCTCGGGGTCCTTATCTTCTATGGCGGAATACGTTGGAACCGGAGATAGTAACTTAAATGTCGTTTCTGGTTTCCGATGGGCTAATAATGCCGCGACCACAGCGGGGGAGTTTTTTGCCAAGATACCCTTTAGTAAGGTTACCAAGGTAGACGACCGAACAGTAAGGTTTACAATTTTTGTGGATGAAGATTCCTGTAACGACTTATCAAGACCAGGAAATTCTGAAGCATCTCTTAATGAGATTGGATTATTTGTTAAAAATCCAAAGGCAAGTGCCACTGAAACATCTGTTTTAGCGGCATATAGATACTTTAGTAATATTAGAAAAACATCGGACTTTGCTCTAGTGTTTAGATGGACAATATCATTCGGATAACATGTTAAACCCAAGTGACGTATATGTATCAGGTGGATCTGATAACCTTTTAGTTTGCTGGACTGATAAGGTTACAAAGTATGACGCTAGTTCTTTTTACAACTGGGAGCAAGATAACTTACCGCTCCATGATCTAGATGAACGAACTGAACTTCTTTGGGAGAAGTTTGGACATCCAACGTCAGCTTTA